GGTGAATCCTTTTTCGTGTGGGAGTTTTTCCCGTTCATATCCGTAAGGGGCAACATTAGAGATCCATTTTCCTTCCTTGGTGGAAGCACGCCGGCCGTTTTGTAAACGGCGGTTGATGATTTTGTATTCTCGTCTGCTCATGAAAAGCCCGAATTCCGCGTATTCTTCGTCAAATTCATCGTTGGGGTCATAGGTCTTCATGGGGGTGATGATCTTGGTGTTTCCATATTTAAAGGTTTCCATGATCAAACCCTGATCTCTGGTATCTCCACGGGCAAGACGCTCCAACTCCACTACTAATACACCATCAGGCTGCTCGTTTTCAATGTCGGAAAGCATACGCATCATTTCTGGCCGGGCGGCGATGGTTTCTCCGGATACTACTTCACGGTAGATGTGGGAGATTATGATTTTTAATTGTTCGGCCAGTTCGTTAAGGCGCTTTTCGTGTCTGGCCAGAGTTTCACCTTCGCCATGAGCTTCGGCTTCCCGGTCCTCTCTGGATTTACGCAAGTACATGTAATAGATTCCTGATGGGTCAAGCATTATATCATCTCCTTGTATAGTTTACTTAAATTTGGGTACAAAAATAACAGCTATTGCAAGCTGTTTCCGAAAATGATATAATTCCATTGTCTAGATGGATATATCTTTCCGAAAATTTGGTAAGATAAGATCTATGTGAAGCCGTTCGGTGTTGGTAGCACCGGGCGGTTTTTTAAAATAAATTACTGATGATCAGTTTATAGATTTTATCATTAACTTCTATAAGGCTTTTTTTGCCATCTTTAAACAGTATAGCAATTTGATATATGCCTTTGCTTTTGGCAGATAATCCACCTGCAAGCAAGCCTACAGGACCTAAAAGTGCACCTCCAACAAGTCCACGTGCGACACCAGAAGTTGCACTCTTTCTGTGTTCATCTGTAATAAGCTCATAATTCTCTACAGTTGTTTTGTCAAGGTAGTAATTATTCCCCCAGCCTATAACTAGATAAACTTTTCCCATAGCCGTACCCACTACTGTTCCTGTGTAATCTCCTGCAATTACTTTGTTTTTTGCTGCCATACTCTTATCCTCATTTCATTTGTATTATTAAAAGCCTTTGGCTATTTTAATCTACTTATGTATTTAATTTATTCATCAAAGAAAGCATCATCGTATTTTTTCATTTCTTCGGTTACTTCTATATCTGTACGTTCGTGAGCAGCCACAGGGATTAGGTGTGATTTATCCTCTCTTGTTTTTAGCTTTGTTTTAATAGAGTCAGAGGTATCTTTGCAACGGTTGTATTCCATTTCCAGTACGGTCTCTACTGTATGCTTACCTTTGTCATCTATAAGACGATATTTGTTTAGGTGATCTTGCTCTTGTTTTGATATTTGGTTATGTTCCAGATGATCTTCCCAGCCCATTAAATAAGCTGGTGTCGTTTCAAGGGCTTCTGCAACTTTTGCAATTTTATCTCGTTTCATATTCGCAATTATTCCATTTTCCCATTTTCGTACAGTGCTTTTGCCAACGCCCACTTTAGTACCTAATTCTTCTAATGTCATTCCTTTTTGATTTCTCAAATTATAAATCTTCTGTCCCATGTCCATTTTCAATCACCTCTTTTTTGGATATATCTATTATAAACCATTTGTGTCTTTTGAGCAACATTAAAATAATAAAACCTATAGAATGTGTCCTAAAAGACAAAAAGGTATTGACTGTTAACTTATAATGTGCTAGATTATAAGTGTCCTAAAAGACACTGAAAGGAGGAATGGTGAAATGGACAAATTCAGATTGGAATATGAGATGAAGTCTAAAGGAGTTACGATTGAAGTTTTATGTAAAGAAATTGGGATTAGTCGTTCTGCGTTTTATAGAAAATGTAATGGGCTTTCAAACTTCACACAGAATGAGATTCAAGAAATCGTAAATTACTTAGGTCTGAAATCACCTATGGGAATTTTTTTTAAAGAAAATGTGTCTTAAAAGACACAAAAAAAGAAGAGGTGAAAGAAATGGAAAAACTTATAGTCTTAATAGTATGGAATATTGTAGTACTTGCAATTTTAGCGCCATTTTATATTAATGCTGATACAGAAGATAGGGGTAAATACTCTGTATTATATGTATTGGTTTTTTTATTAATGATTAAAAGATGTATTGATTAGCCATGCGAATAATAGTAAATATCCAATAGGCACAAGCTTGGGAGAGGTCATAAACACTAGTATCGTAATAAATACTAAATTTGGCCAAATTAATTTAATTACTCCAAGGAACAAAGAAAAATTATCTTTGTATTGCCTATTGTTCACACGATATGCAGTGCTTCTTAGAGGCATGTAGGCTAGTTTACATAATTTGTCATATTCTTTTGAAATATAATTACAGATAATAATCCAATCATTTTCATATTTCTTAAAAGAGTAATTAGTATGTTTTTTAATATCTTTTACCCAATAACGGAGAGATGGGTATATATAAAGCGAGTGCTTTAACTCTAATTCTTCAAATAAAATTATAAATTTTTTAAGATCCTCCGCACCGATTTCTTTATAAAGATAAGGTTCTATGCTTAAAAATAGTGGGTGATAAACAAGTTCCAAACGCTCACGTGCAACAGATGATTTATAAGAATTTTTTGTGATTAATATTGATAGAATCCCAATAAAAAGAGCTATACCGGGATCTAATAATTGCTTTAATTCTTCATAGGCTGATAATAAAAAATCCATAAATTTTACCCACTTTCTTTCAAATTTATTTTTAGGGAAAGCTTTTAATTATATTATAAATAAAATTGTGAAAATTTACAAGAAAGGAATGGTGTACATATTTCCATATTAATAAAAGAAGATTTATAAGTACGCAACAAGTACAACCAATATCGCATAGGCTTAAGAGAAAGAGAGGTGTTACATATGCAAATCATGGAAATGAAAATCGGTAATACACTTATTCGTGCTCACGATGATTGTTTTGTGAAAACAGAGGAAGAAAAGCAGGAGATTCTTGATAATGTCGGCCGAATCGCATCTAGTATCTACAGAGATAAAGAGAAGAAAGATGAAACCGGCTGATGCCGGTCCGCATGGACAAGCCGTAAGGAAAGGAGAATGTATGAGGTACTATGACAACTTAGACGATTACATCGACACCTGCCCATCGAAGCTCAAAGAATTTACAAAGCGGATCGCGCCGGCAGTGATCTTCATTAGCGCAATGGCTTTGATGTTTATGGTGGTTGGTGCGCTGGAGGTGCTGTGAGAGGAGGTGAGGAAATCATGAATACTTTTAATTGGACACCGGAAGAAATCGAGAGCCTGACCATAAACACATTGGAAAGAGCTTTCAATGCAGGGCATTTGTATCCGCTGTTGATAAACGATGGCCATATTATTGGCTTCGAAAAATTAGAAACCCCAGGAGCGGCAACTCCCAGGGAATCAAGGTAACTAGGTAAATATTATTCATCCCTATTATAGGGAATCTATCGGAGGAAATCAAGATGGAAAAGAAAATTACAATGAGCTATGTTTCATTAAGCGACTATACGAATGGTCAAATAGCCTTGGCTCGCATTGAGACATTGAAAACATTTACTATTAAAAGTGATTTCAGTGTTTCAAGGGAAGAGATTGCATGTATTCTGGGCTTTGAACTGCCAGAAAAGGGGCCCCGAAGTGATGAAGAAATATCGTAAGCTCTGGATACTTCTCAGGGAAAAGCTTACTCAGATTGAAAATAATGAGTGTGACCCCGACGATAAGGAAGTCTATCACATCGTACTTACTGAGATGGCCCAAATGGAGGCCGGAGAATTTTTGGAGGACTAAACTATGAATGAGAATAAGAATATAGATCAGGAAAAACAGTTTCCATGGAATGACGGCATTAAACAGGAAGTGTATTCTGTCAAGAATCAGATCGAGGAAATGTTACTGCTTGCAGGAAATGAAGACAAGGAAGGCATGAAACGTCTGTTGAAACACATGGAAAGTATCGGTTTTTATGAAATGCCATGTTCCGGAGGGAATCATCTGGCAAAAACAGGAGGACTGGCGGAACACAGTTTGAATGTAACTCGGTACGCACTTTCCCTTTTAAATGTCTGGTACGAGGAGCCATATATTTCACAATGGACCGATTCAGTCATTATCTGTGGATTGCTTCATGACCTTGGAAAGTGTGGTCAGTTTCAAAAGCCAGGATATGTTCCCAATATTGTGAAAGATGGTCGACCAACTAAGGCGGATCCGGTGCAGAAGTATAAGCAGTCAGAAAGCAAGCCATTTAAAGTAAATCCAGATCTGTTAAACGTACCGCATGAGATCCGGAGTGTAACAATCATCAATGAATACATAGCTTTGACAGAGGAAGAGTATCATGCAATTCTGTATCACAATGGTCTGTATGGTCCTTTATACCGGGAGATTAATGGTAAGGAAACAGCTCTTTACATGATCTTGCATTTTGCAGATATGTGGTGCAGCCGGATTGTAGAAGAGGGGGATGACAATGCCGAATGTGATATCAATTAAAAGGCATAAAGAAGTTAAGATCAGCAGGGGGGCACGAGGGGAAGGCATTATCCGAATTGATTCTGACGCAGCGGATGTGTTAGAAAGCTTCCTACAGAAAGCAAACGGGGAATTATCCGTGAAAGAGCTGGCCTCCAGTATGATTAAGTATGCGTCCAACGATACTATTATCAGAGTTGAAGAGGAGGATCAGGATGGAGAAACTTAACTTTAGGACTCTTCAGGCAAATGAAATTGACTGTCGGATTTCCACGGTAAAAGAAAATGGAATCTCCTTACTTCTTTACAAGGATGCCAGAGTCGATCAGAACATTCTTGATGAAGTAATGGGGCCTATGAATTGGCAGCGTCACCACACCAGAGAAAATGCGAACTGCATTGTTTCTTTATGGGATAGTGAAAAGGGCCAGTGGATTGATAAGGAAGACACTGGAACGGAAAGCTATACCGAGAAGGAGAAAGGGCTTGCTTCTGATAGTTTTAAAAGAGCGTGCTTTAACTGGGGGATTGGTCGGGAGCTTTATACAGCCCCTTTTATTTGGATAAATTCTCCAAACTGTAACATTACAAAATCGGGAAGCAAGTTTACTTGCTATGATTCCTTTTATGTATCTCAGATCGGATACGATAAAAGCAGGAATATTAATTCCCTTGTTATATGTAGAGAAAAAGATAAAAAAGAGGTTTTCTCCATGGGAAAGCAGACTGCAAAACAAGGCAAGGAAACAAAGGAAAAAGCAGAACCGGCACCTAAAACACCAGAATCTTCATCTGAGGAAACTAAATCATCGGACAAGGTAACTGCGCCAATGATAGCCTCTGTTAAATCATTGGTTGAGAAGTACAGCAACAAAGGTTTAAAGATGGAAAAGATCCTGGCCATGTACAAAATTAAAAAGATTGAAGATATGACCCTTGAAAATTACAAGGATTGCATGGACAAGCTAAAACTTTATGAGAAGGAGGATTCTAAGCATGAATAATGTGCAGCTGGTGGGAAGACTTACCCGGGATCCGGAAGTAAGGTATTCAGACGGCGGTTCCACGGTTGCCCGGTTCTCTTTAGCAGTGGACCGGCGCTTTCACAAAGAGGGTCAGCAGGATGCGGATTTTATTTCCTGTGTGGCTTTTAGTAAGACCGCAGAGTTTATTGAAAAGTATTTCAGCAAAGGTATGCGCATGGGACTGATCGGGCACATACAGACGGGATCTTACACGAACCAGGAGGGGCAGAAGATTTACACAACAGATGTCTGCACGGATAATGTGGAATTTGTAGAGAGTAAAGGCTCTTCAGAGAATGGTCAAGGAAGCTCCAGGCCGGAGCCTTCCAGTGCCATGGGTGATGGATTTATGAACATTCCTGATGATGTAGACGATGAAGTACTTCCCTTTAATTAGGTGGTGACATTTATTGAATATACAGATAGACAGTCGAGAAAAGGCAAAGGCAATAAAAAAGATCCTGACAGAATTTGAAGATCAGGGCGTGGATTATTATATATCAAAGCTGTATGTGGGGGATTACATGAACCTGGATAACCCAAGGTTGATTATTGACCGAAAACAGAATCTTACGGAACTGTGCAGCAATGTTTGTCAGGACCATGACCGATTCCGGAATGAGCTGATCCGGGCAAACGATGCCGGTATCGATGTGATTATTCTTTGCGAGCATGGCAAGGGCATGGAGCTTCTGGAAGATGTGATCTGGTGGGATAATCCCCGGCTGCACAAACGAGTTCAGGATCCAGATACTGGAAAGTGGAAAGATATCACAACCAAAGCAATTACCGGAGAAAAGCTGTATAAGATCCTTTGCACCTTGCAGAGAAAATATCAGTGCCGGTTTGAGTTCTGCAACAGGGAAGAGACCGGAAAACGGATCATAGAGCTACTAGGAGGTGTCTCTGGTGACCGCTGAGGAAATTAAGTCAACTTACAGCATGAGGGATATCGTGGAACGCTATGGCTTCCAACCAAATAGGAGGGGATTCATTCAATGCCCGTTTCACGAAGGGGATAGACAGGCTTCTCTAAAAGTACATGAACGTGATTTTTATTGTCATGCATGTGCGGCTGGTGGTGACATTTTTTCTTTTGTAGAACAGATGGAAAATCTTACCTTCAAGGAGGCGTTTCAGCTCCTTGGGGGAACATATGAAAAACCAACATTCTCCTCCAGGCTGACCATTTACAAGTCCCAGAAGCGTCGGGAAATGATAAAGAAAGAACGGGAGAGAGTTGCAAGAAAAAGGCAGCTTAACTGTATGCTCATAGGCATTTACAGAGCATATATGGAACGATCGGAGCCTTTCAGTGATGTCTGGTGCGATTGTTACAATGCCCTGCAGTATCAGCTTTGCATACATGCAGATTTAAATGAATTAGAGGCGAGGTGGTAGCATGGTGCCGTTGAATGAGCTCACGGCAGAAACATTATTATCCAACGAGGTACTGACAGAAGTTTTTGACCAGGAAGATGAGCTTTATCGGGCGGAACTTCTTGCTTCCCTTGGCTTAAAGGCTGCGGAACTCAGAGTAAAGACAGAATTTAGAGAAATGGTATCAGCATATAAAAAGGTTGAGAAAGAAATGAAACGTCAGGAGCGGGAAAAGGTTAAGGCTCCCTGTTATTTGGAAAATTGGACAAATTTTTCCGGTCCTTATGACAACATGCAATGTAAGGAATGGCTTGCAACGGAAACCGGTATCTGTCTCAGGAACCCATCAACAGGGTATACAGATATCCTGGCTTGTTATCACCCTATCTTACCAATTGAACGCCTAAAGAACCTGGAGACCGGAGAAGAGCAGATAAAACTGGCATATAAGCGTAATGGTCGGTGGGAAGAGATCATTGTCCCCAAGACCATGGTCACATCTGCTAATAAAATTGTATCGCTTTCAGGCCGCGGGATTGCTGTTACCAGTGAAAACGCGAAGTATCTGGTTCGGTATCTGGCTGACGTAGAAAATGCCAATGAGGAGCATATCGCAGTCCAGTATTCTACATCAAAACTTGGGTGGATCAGGGGCGGATTCCTGCCTTACGATACGGATATTGTCTTCGATGGTGACGCTCGCTTCCGACAGATTTATGAAAGCGTAGGGCAGTCCGGAAGCCGGACGGCGTGGTTTGATCATGTGTCAGCTTTACGGAAAGCTGGAAGAATTGAAATAAAGTTTATGCTTGCTGCAGCCTTCTCCAGTGTACTGGTGCAGCCACTTGGAGGACTCCCCTACTTTGTGGACCTTTGGGGAGAAACTGAAGGAGGTAAAACAGTATCTCTCATGCTGGCATCTTCTGTTTGGGCCGATCCGGATGAGAATGCTTACATAAAAGATTATAAGGGAACAGAGGTAGGACTGGAAGCGATCTGTGACTTGCTGAACAATCTTCCTCTGATCCTGGACGATTCCAGTAAAAAGAATCGAAAGATCGAGGACAACTTTGAGGGATTGGTCTACGATCTTTGTTCTGGCAAGGGGAAAACCCGTTCTAACAAGGAATTGGGGTTAAACCGTGAGAATCATTGGAAGAACTGTATTCTGACAAATGGAGAGCGCCCTTTAAGCTCCTATGTGACCCAGGGTGGAGCAATCAACCGTATTCTTGAAATAGAGTGCGGAGAGCGTGTTTTTGAAAACCCTGGCAGTACAGCGGAACTAGTTAAGAGGAATTACGGTCATGCTGGTCGTGAGTTTATTCAGGTCATAAAGGATCTGGGAACTGATAAGATCAGGGAGATACAACAGGAATTCGCACGGAAATTGGCTGATGATGAAAAGATGCAGAAGCAGAGCTTATCTCTTTCAATCGTACTGACGGCTGATAAAATCGCCACGGATTACCTGTTTAAGGACGGACAGTATATCAGTCTGGAGGAAGCCAAAGAGGTCCTGGTAGACCGGAACGAGCTCTCCGATAATGAACGCTGCTATCAGTTTATCCTGGACAAGGTCGCTATGAACCCTGCGCGGTTTGACATTCAGAATGAGAACATAGAAAAGTGGGGCGTGATCGAAAATGGGTACGCCATTATTTACACGACAGCGTTTACTGCTCTATGTAAAGAGGGAGGATTTTCAAGAACCTCTTTTCTGTCATGGGCGAACCGGAAAGATCTGATACAGGCAGAAAGCAGCGGTAAAAAGATGGATAAAATCAAGAGTTTCAAAGGAAACAAAGTACGCTGTGTATTCCTCAAATTGGATGATGATGCGGACAAAGATGGATTTGTTAAGGTAGATCAAGCTGAAAACGGTCAGGAAGAGCTTCCTTTTCACTAAGAGTAACCTTTGAGGGGTTACCGCAAAAAGCTAGATTCTATAAGGGTTTGAGGGCGCTTTTAGGGTACAGTAACCCAGTAACCTAAAAAATCACACTCTTATATATAGAAAAATAATTTTGAAATATGTGTATTAATTTTAACAATCATTTATAAAAAATGTCTCGCGCGTAGGGAAATTAAAAAAAGTGGGTTACTGGGTTACTGTAGTAAGAAAACCTATATTTTATAAGGGCTTGAGCGGTAACCTATGATGTTAACAAAAAGGGTTACAGTAACCTGAAATCCGGTTACCAAGGTGATGATATGACAGAAGAAGTTAAGAAATATGCGGAAAAACGCATACTGGAAAGCAATATCAGAATGGTACCAGGGCATTATCCTGTGTTTAAAAGCAAAGAGCAGGTGGATCTGTTCATAAAGATGTCTGCCTCGATGAGTGAATTGGCTAACAAAACCCAAGAAGAGTTTAACGCTAACATTTTTGATTTGACAGATGTAGATATGAATGAGTACCAGTCTCTTTTGGAACGCTTGAAACGGAATAGGGAAAACGTTTCTTTGGAGCTCCTGACAACGAAGTACCGGAAATCCTATGATCAGTTAAGAGAAAGAATTCAGACAATGACAAAAGAAATTCTTCAGGATGTGGTATTAAGTGGCTTATACATTGAACGTTCCCAGGCTGATCAGAAATATCTGGAGATCAATACAGCAATTAGGGAATCCGGGATTATGAAAAAGGCGAGTCAGGCAGCTTTTGTTCAACAGGATGCAGATCTGATCCTCGAATATGCCGGTCAGCTGCGGGAGCTTGTTCACGGAATTGTGAAAGGGTGTGAAAAGAATGCCAGCTAAATCAAAAACAGTTCCCCAACAGAAAACGTACCTCTGTTATATCTGCGGCAGGGAGATTCAAGGGGACCATGTGCAAATAAAAACTAAGAGACGGAGTGAGCTGCACATACATTTTGAGTGTATGCCGGGAAAGGAGAATAAGTCATGAAAGTAAGAGTATCAATGCCAGAAGCAAGTGTTGCTATTGATTTTGAAGAAGTAAAAGCCCTGGAGGTGTTTGGGAAGCTGAACGAAGTCCTTCTTGCTATGAAGAAAAAAGGAAAGACTTCTATACCGGAAGAAATTATTGTCCCAATTAAGGCAGTAATTAAGCCAGAAGTGAAGATTCCACCAAAACGAAAGTATGAAGTCTTACAAAAGCCGGTAGCCAATCCGATGCAGGATTCGGAGCTTGCTGAATTGGAAGCGAAAATACCATCTTTGGATACTCCGAAATACAAAGGCTTCATGTACATAAAATGTCCTGTGTGCGGAAAAGAAAAAGGGACTTGCTTAAAAAAGGAATCAGATCATTACCACTGTGACAACTGCAGTAAGAGGTCAGAGTTTGAAAAGCCATTAGTCCCCTTATGGATCAATTGTGAATGCGGAAAGCGTTTTAAGTATCTCACCAACATGACAGAATCTATGTTTGATATTAACTGCTTGAACTGTGGAGCTCCGGTGGCAGTGAAATGGAATGAGGACAAGCAAATCTATGAAACCATCAGATAAGGTCAGGAGGTGCTGCCATGGATGAACTGAAATATTATAATTCTCCCATAACACTGGAGCAGGCGGAGCAATACATACAGAACGGACTTATTACTGCGGCCAGGGCTTATGTGGCAAATGGATATTATCTTCGTAGAATCCGGGATGATAAATTGTTCGAGGAGTCCGGGTATCAGAACTTTGAAGATTATGTTCGTGGAAAGTATAACAAAGACAAAGGCTGGGCTTCTAAGTGCATTAAAGTAAATCAGCAGTTATCTGACGGAGGAGACTCCCCTATTCTCAGCAAACAGTATTTAGAATACAGTACTTATCAACTGGTGGAGTTGGCCTACATGACCGAGGAACAGCGGGAGGAAGCCGATTCGGATATGACGGTCAATCAATTAAAGCAGATCCGGAAGCCAGAGGAAGTTATTGAGTCAGAAGAAAGTTGTGATGTTACAACTTCTGAGTCAGAGGAAAAGGAGCAGGATCCAGAGGAAGTTCAGGAACTGTCAAAGTTAGTAACTAAACACTTTTTTGATCGGAATGAGAATGCGTCCACAGGTGATGCTTATGGCTGGATCCGTTCAGAGGTGGTAAAGGAGTATTTGAGAACTGGATATAAAGGACCAGAAAGAGAATATGAAATTTCGGTCTATGGAGATGAGTACAGAACTGTCAAGGGAGAGGCTGTTACAGTGTTTTATAATTGTTCAGGAGACGATCGCCCCGCGGCTGTTACGTTTGACGTTGAAAACACAAGACTGGAACGGGAATATAATTTCTTTTTCGGAGATAAGGCGGAATTTGAATTTGAGGAGCCAGAAGAGGAGCAGGAGGATCTTCCGCGACTGGGATTTTATAATCCGGATGATGATAGCTTGGTAGATGAATCTTACAGCCTTGCAAACATTTCCAGAGCTTCCGACCGACATGTGGCGATGTTTGCCCAGTTATTTGTTCAGGATAATGCAGGGATGCTATTTCATGGCGGTGTGTTTTACGGAATCAGAGATGAAGAAATCATCAGAATGCTTAAGCTTGTGTACCATGCTCGCAAAGAGAACCCAATCATGATTGATAACGATGTGGAAGTGTCGGTGGGTGCTGAAATCATTGAGTTTTCCCGTGGTGATGAGGATTTGGGCATCTGCCTTTTCCAGAAGTTTTCTAATTATGTCAGGAAGCAGATTGATGAGTATGTGGCGGATCGACTGGCAAAAGAGAAAGTGGAGGAAAATCAAGAAAACGTTATTGAGCAACCAGGAAGCGTACCGGAATCCTCTAAAACCGTGATTGACGGAGAGTTTGTGGAACTTATTCTTCCAGAACCGTCACTTACAAAGAACGTCCTTGAAGAAGCAAAGAAAACCCTGAAAGATTGGCTGAGCGCATTTGAAGGAGAAGTACCGGAGAAGTGGCCGCCATTCATTGAGCGCCAGAAGATAATCGTTGCAGCACTGGAGGCTATGGCAGAAGAGCAGGAGCAGCTAGAATCAGAATCAGAGCCGGAACCCGTAAAACAGGAACAGCCAGAGCTTCCTATTCTGAAAAATAATGATCAGCGTGCCGCCTTTGTGGATGCCTATGAGACATGGCCGATATGGATCGAAACTAAAGAAACAGGGGAGCGGTACTACCGATATGATTTGTCGGAAAATGCTGCCATTGTGGTAAAGGTGTACTGGAAACATTCCTGGGAGAGTTATAAGGAATCCAAGGATTATAAATACGGCGCACAACAGTATTACCTCATGGGAGTGAAATCAGAGTGGCACAACGGCAAGAATGTCTACGTAGAAGATGAATCCAGGACATTTTATGAGTGTGGTACAAACCGATCGGCTCTGGTGGATTACTTGAAGGAATTTCAGAAGGGTAAATGATTCCCATAAAACGGGAGATGCCGACAGGGAGACGAATCCTGCCGGCTAAAGTATGAAGATAAAAACTATTCTTCTCAATTAATATACCATTCACTCCTGAAATGAAGCTTAAATTTATAGTTAATATTGTAAAAAAGGGAGTAGCCGGTAAGATTGGCGGATCCTACCGGCTGTTATGAAAAAAAGTATTTATATAAAAGGTTGTTTGCCTCTTTACAAGTATTAATATACCGGGGAAATGTGACCGAAATTTGATAGATCTGTGAAGAGATAGTGAAACAAATATTGTACCTTGAAAATTTTATATTGATAGTTAATAGTTTTTTAGATAAAATAATATTATGTAGTTATTTCGATTTAGAATAACTAGAAATTGAGGGGGTGTATGAATGAGTAAGAAGGTTAATAGAAACGATCCTTGTCCCTGTGGGAGTGGAAAAAAGTATAAAAAATGTTGTATGGGGAAAGCTGATGATCTAAAATTTTTAAATGTTGGTAATTTTTTTAATACTTTAAAAGAAGTCAAAAAAGATTCTCGCATTAAACAATGCTTATATCCAGACAAATCACAATGTTCTGAAACTATAATTGGTGCTCACTCCATACAAAATAATAAAATTTTAAAAAGAATATCAACAGATGGAAATGTTTATATGCCTTGTCCTAAGATAAGTAGTCCATTTGCCATGATGACAAAATATGGACGTAAAGAGGCTTCTGTATTTACTGGTTTTTGTGGACATCACGATAAAGTTGTTTTTGCTCCTATTGAGGACAGAGATTTTTCTTTTACGGAGGAGCAAATTTTTTTATACATATATCGGAGCTTTGCTATTGAATATCACAAGAAGCAAGAGGCTGTGAAAATGCAGAGTAGTATTTACAAAAGACGTCCTTCTTTGATTAATGCAAGAGGTTTTAAATCTCCATTTATAGGAATGGAACAAGCTATTAGTGATTTTGATTTAGAGAAAAAGGCTTTTGATAGGGCACTTTTAAGTAAAAAATATGATATCCTCACAAGTTTTGTATGGAAGTTTGATGGATTTGCCAACTTTGCAGCTTCTGGGTTTGAAGCTCCGACAACTGATCTAGAGGGTAATCCTATACAGAATTTACTTGATTTTACAAAGCCTGTAGGTCACCTTTTTTATAGTGTTTTTCCTGAGAATAATTCAGTATATGCAATAATAGCTTGGTTACAAAAATATGATAATCTGTTTGAACCAATAAAAGTTAAATTATCAGCTTTGAACTATGAAGAAAGAAAGAATTACATTAATAACACACTTCCAATTGTGAGTGAAAATATTGCTATTAATCCATTAAAATGGGAAGCATGGAGTAAGAAACAAAAAAAGGAATTTGGAGATCTGTTTTCGATGAAGGCAACATTATCAGAACTTGAAGGAAATCCATACAATAGACTAAATGCTCCTTGTTTCGATCTGTTTTCATTATGATGAAAGTAAAAGTAACTTAAATATTTTAACAAAAAACTACTAACAATAATAGGTTGGTAGTTTTTTTATTGCCCCAAAAAGGAGGGATACATTGAGAAAATCATCAAAAGACTGCAGAGCAGACAGAGCCAGCGTAAACAGTCGCATACAGGCCGAGGCGGATGCAGCTATAAAAGCACCGCCTGTTATGACAGGAAGTGCAATAGAACCAGCATTTTTATTTACAAGCCTTTGTCCGGATCCAAAGCGCAGGAAGCCTCCTGCAAGGAAGAAGGTGCAGCATGAAGCTTTTAGATAAACAGATAATCACTGTCCAGGTTTATCCTGGTAGGAAGTTTGGGACCATGATCGGCAGCAATGACGGTCTGATCGGGATCCTACTTAACAATGGTGAATACATAGATGTTCCCCAGGAGCGGGTGAGAATTGTATCGGTGGAGGTGGAGAAAGATGGAAAAGACGAGGTTTAGTGTTATCCGAAAGAAGTGTCCGTACTGTGGAAAGTATTATCCATCTGATTCAAAGCGGACAAGCTGCAGTTGCAAGGATCATGGGAGATTGTTTGCGATTGGGACGTATTATCAGAAAAAGACATCAAGGGGGTGACAGTTTGGGAAATGTAAGACCATTGAATCATAGTAAGTACGGAATCAGTAAAAATCGCTTTTGGGAACTGTATTACTGGTGCTTGCAGTATGATGAGTGGAAAGACGAGCTTAAATATAAAACAGATACGGTGGGTGCCATGGAGATCACTGACATGCCTACGAGTCGGAACGTTGGTGACGCTACGCAGCAGCTTGCTATGAGACGGGCTATGCTGGAACAGAATTGTCGGTCAATAGAGCAGACGGCTATTGAAGCTGATCCGGATATTTATCAGTACATACTTAAGGCTGTGACAGTGGAAGGAGTAACATATCACTATTTAAAAATGATTATGGATATTCCATGTGGACGTACCGTGTACTATGAGCGAAGAAAGAAATTCTATTGGTTATTAAGCCAGAAAAAATAATATTAAAAAAGTGCGGTACTCACAGGACAAGTCAATATGGTATTTTAATATTATCCAAGATTAGATAAATTTGGAAAAAGAACAGAGGAGGAAGTAAAATTATGGAAAACAGATATTGTTTACAGATGGTAAGTTGTGATGGTTGTGGCGGTGCCAGTAATGTATATTCTACAGAAGAAACTGTGTGCGGAACATGGATTGATGGCAAGCCGATTTACCGGAAGGTGATTACCGGAACGCTTGCAGCGGAAAGTGGCATTTCGATTGTTTTTGCGAGTGTTCCAGAACTTAATATTGATCGCTTGATTAATCTAAGCGGAAACGTAATCGACAATCAGAATATCACTCAAATTACGTTACAGACATCCTATAATCGTACGGATGGATTATTTACCGCCATCAATATGGGCTACTACAGTCAAGACAAAGCTATTAAATACCATTTGATAAGTAAAGATAAATACCTTGCTGGTTGTACAGCCTACGTCATTCTTGAATACACAAAACAGTAATCCCCCTACGGTTGCCGGGTGTAACAGCTCGGTGACTGATTAAAGCCGACGTTCTTATGCTTTCTTCATGGCTTTTCAAATCGGATAGAAAGCGGGGTATAAAAGTCAGAGTGTTGAGCCCAAAATGCAACACTGGGGTGCGGAATACATGATGGCAGCTCCCTTTCCCCCAGAGGGAGATCCCGGTTCGACTCCGGGTGTTCCGATTGATTCCTGATATTCTCCTTTTTGAAAACGCCTGTCGAATTTCGTGCCGATGGGTGTTTTCTTTTGGTAAATTTTGGTGTATGATGAAAGTAAAAAAAGGGGGGAATTTTGATGTTATTAGAAAAGTTAAAAAAGAGACGTGTAATAAATTTAGAGGTTAAAAGATATTTAAAGCAGGTTGTAGATGAAAGTACAGACGAACTCAAGGCTGTTGTCCAGGATTCCGATGGTAGTTATTTATTTACAGGGAAATTTGATAATAGCATAGTATCTTATGTAATATCGCCCAAGGCATTCTATGCAGTCTGCAAGGACATAGATGATATTAAAGACGTTAAAGTAAAGATAGATGCCTTTATAGTTCAGCAGTATTATGTGGCAAATTTAAAAAAAGAGGAAAAAGAATTATAAATATTAAAAGGTGGTTTCAGAAATATACTGATCCACCTTTTTTGTTATAAAAATTAGCCAGATTGGAAGGTGAGGTGAGACTGATGGCAAAAGGAAAATATGAATACTGGTTGACGCCGGATGGCTTGCTGTTGCTGGAATCCTGGGCGAGAGACGGATTGACCGATGAACAGATAGCTCATAACATGGGGATCAGTAAAGCAACGTTATATAATTACAAACGTGATCACTTGGACATTTTAGAGGCCTTAAAAAAGGGGAAAGAAGTCGTTGATGTTCAAGTGGAAAACGCCTTACTAAAACGCGCCCTGGGGTATGCCTACACAGAAATCACAAAAGAACGTATTGTGGACACCGGGCAAAAGAAGCGCCATGGAGGAGAATCTGAACTGACAGAGAGAGACTGGGACTTCGCAGTACGGTATTTTGGTGGTCGGTGTTGCTATTGTGGAGATCATGACACTGCAATGACGAAAGATCATATTAAGCCCTTGAATGATGGTGGAACCCTTACCAGAGACAATGTGATCCCGTGTTGCCAGACTTGCAACAGCAGTAAAAAGGATCATGAAATGATATCGTGGTATCGATCTCAAGTTTTCTATGACAAATATCGACTTCAAAAGATTTACGATTATGTGCAGTTTATTATAGATACAGAGGACGCAACCAAAGAACCCGAGGAACTGGTAATCACGAAGGAGGTAACAAAAGAAGTCATTCCTGATACTACGGCGCAGATATTCTGGCTTAAAAACCGTAGGCCTGATACATGGGGAGACAAACAAAAAGCCATTGAATCTCAGCACCGGCGTAGTCTTGACGATGCTCGCTTAGAATTAGCTATGATGAAAGTTGAACTAGAGACTTCAAAACGAGATCCGTCAGATCAGGATATTGAAGACGATGGCTTTATGGATGCAATGAATAGCGGAGCTGCGGAGATCTGGGGTGATGCTGATGAATGAAAGACTGCAGGCACTAAAAGTTAGGATTGAGAAGTTGAAACAAAAGTGCAGCCTATCCTCTAAGCTGCAGGTATTTAAGTTCCAGTCGTTTTCCTTAAAGCAAAAGAAGGTTCTCACATGGTGGTGCGATACCTCTCCGGTCAAGGATAAAGATGGAATCATAGCCGACGGTGCGATCCGATCCGGAAAGACGGTATGTATGTCATTGTCTTTCATCATGTGGGCAATGCAGCGGTTTAAGGGTCAGAACTTCGCCATGTGTGGTAAGACAATTGGATCATTCCGAAGAAACGTTCTCTTCTGGTTAAAGCTGATGCTTAAGAGCCGGGGCTATCGTGTAGTGGATCACAGATCTGACAACTTGGTGGAGATCAGCCGGGGAAAGGTTACGAACTACTTTTACATATTTGGTGGAAAAGACGAACGTTCCCAGGATCTCATTCAGGGTATCACTCTGGCCGGTGTGTTCTTTGATGAAGTCGCACTGATGCCGGAATCGTTTGTCAATCAGGCGACCGGCCGTTGTTCTGTTGATGGATCGAAGTACTGGTTTAACTGTAACCCTGATGGACCGTATCACTGGTTTAAAACAAACTGGATCGATGAAGCCAAGAAAAAGAATCTGATCGTCCTCCATTTTACCATGGAAGACAACTTAAGCCTGTCTGAGCAGATCAAGGCCAGATACCGGAGCATGTACAGTGGAGTTTTCTATAAGCGATACATACTGGGCTTATGGGCTATGGCAGAGGGAATCATTTACGACATGTTCGATGTGGACCGGCATGTTAAGAAAGTAGTGGACTTTGCCCGGCTGCTGATAGATGGTG